GATATTAAAGAAGATGAAAGAATGGATTGGTTTCATAATGGTTTTTTACCTTGCAATCAATGTAATGAATTTAATAGCGACTGTGAATGTGATGAGGAAGATTAAATGATAATTAAAGGTCATCCAATACATAGAAAGAAAGTAAGGATAGCTTGTATATTAATAATATTACTTGCAACCTTGTTGATTATTTTATAATGCTGTCAATAGATGGAAAGGATAAAAGGTTATTTAGAATACAAATTAGACCTAGAACTATGCGGTGTAAATACCTTTGAAAAAGATGATAAAATTAGAGAAAGATACGAACAATATCTCAAAAATAAACAGCAAGATATTAAAACTAATTCCAAAAAAGATAATAACAAAAAGAGATAGTGTAAATTATGCTAGAACGCTTTGGAATATAAAAAAAGGAAGGAAACAATGAGACCAATGATACACTTTGATGATGTTACTGTAACACCAGTTGATAGAACAACATCAAAATATAACAATAAAAAGAAAAAACATATAGATCATAAAAAACCAATAATAAAAAAAGGTAAAACACTTCAGATAGGTGATTGTTATGATTTGTTTGATCTTGTTAGAAAGTTAGATCATCACATAGATATGATTGACAGTTATGAAGATTATATTGATGTGAGCTTTAAATTAAAAGCTACCTATTAATTAAAAGAGGATTGGGGGTTTAGAAAGAAAGGTGAAGAAACCCCCATATCCTGAATACCTAGATATTGTATGTTAACTTATTTAACATACTTCATCTTGAGTTTGTTAGCAATATATATTTCATTAGAAGTTGATTTAGATTTTTTCTTAATTTCTGATGCAATATTTATTTCATATCTATTATCTTTTTCAACTTCAGCCCAATACTCACCCACTATCTTATCAATAACTTTTTCAGGTGTATTCTTGTTTTTAAGAAAGCTAATAAGGTCTATCAGGGGGGGTTTTTTAGCCTGATTATTTCTATTTCGTTCTATAGCTCTTTTATAATTAAAATTAGAAGACTTTCTAATTTTGCTTAATTCATACTGTATAGTTTTTATTGGTACATATTTAGTCATATTACTAACTAGTTATATATTTATATTATATCTTTATTAAGGTACATTTATTACACCACCGATTTGCATCCATTACACCACCGACAGACCCCTTGTTAATAAGATGTTAACTATTTATAACCTTTATCCCCTTCTTATTCACAAAGTTATCCCTCAATTTTTGGTTGTATCTATTCTTCTGTTTCTGTGCCATAACCTTACGCAATCTTAAATTGTCTTGCAATATAGATTGAAAATTAATATCGCCTCTAAAATAATATTTGTTGCTTTTATTCTGACCTCTATTAACCCATGTAATATAGCCAAATAGTTGTAGTCTGTCCAAAGCCCTCAGAACTGTCCTATTGTCCTTTATTTTAAGTTTTCGTTTTAGATAGGCATAGGAAGGTGTGCATCCTTTAGGTGCGTTCTCAAGCCTTCTCAGAAGCATATAGAGGCATTTTTCAGTAGATGTTAGCACCTCATTATCTAATAATGAATGCTCTACTTTTAAGAATGGTTCTAAACTAGGTTTCATTTATAAATTCTGTAATAGGTTTAAGGCTTTCAATGGGTACAGCCCAAACATGAGGTCTATCTTGATTAAAGTCTGTCCACTTGCCATATTTCCGACAATCTTTTGCCTGTATGTAGCCATAGAAATAAAAGGTTGGGCAATCATCACCAACATAGAAGTAATAATCCTCAGGTTTATGTCCTTGCCTGATAATAAGTGATTTGCTAGGCTTTGAATATAACTGTGATCTAACTTGTACTGGTTTATTATCTATGATTAAATCCTTACCATGAAAATTGTTAACTGAATGAGTAAAATACGATTTCATTTTTTTAGCCAATGCCATTTCGCAAAGCGTACCTGATACACTTTTCCCCCACTTTTGATAGCGGTCAAACTTAGCACCATGACCCCATTGAATATTTTGTCTAAGACTTTCCACCTCTCTTACAACCCCAGTTGAAGCACCTGATAATATTTCTTCCCAATTTAAATCCACCTTTTCAACACTCATTTATATTAGATATATTATTTTAAAAATAAATCAAATAAAACTATTGACTTAATTGTAAATAATATGTAAATAATTTATCAAGATGAAAGGTCAAAAAGAATATCAAGAATTACTTAAAAAGTTAGAACAACAAAATAAAGATTTATTAAATCATATTGAGTTTATTTTAACAAAAGGTACTTCTGAATTTATATCAAACTCAAGAGCATTAATTGAAAAAAATAATCAAGAAATAATTAAAGTTAAAGAAATGATTAATTATTGGTCAAGAAAAAATGCTGAAAAAAAATCTATAAAAAGATTAAATTCTATTGGTTCTTCTTCAGGTATATTTATTAGTAAAAGAAGGGAACACCAATATCAAGAGCCTATAAACAAAGTTGCTTATAGAGTTTGTGATAAAGAAGCTCATTTAAAAAAAATAGGTTATAAAAAAATAAATTAATGGAAAGATTTACAGATTTAGCTTGGACTACAGGTGATTTTAATAAAGCAACAACCTCACCTAGTCAAACAGCACTCTCTAATTGGATGTGGTATAACAAATATCATCTATTCCCATACTTAAAATTTAAACAAGAAAAACCATCTATCAGTTTTAAAGCTGGTACTTTCGCACATGATTGGTTTCAAAATATATTAATTGGTAAAGCAAAGATTGATGATGTTGAACTTGCTTTTAAAACTTACATAGAACAGTTTGAGTTTGAAGAAAAGCATAAGATGAAAGCACAATTTATTTTAAAAAAGATTAAAGGTTATGTTGAAAGACACTTGGAAGCTATCAATGAAGTATCTGATAATTTTTCAGGATGGTCTTCAGAAAAACCTTTCTCTGATTGGTATGATGATAAGTACATGGGTCAAACATTAAATCTTGCCAATGAAGGTTACATTGATTGCGTTAATGATAATGAAAAAAAAATAACTGAACATAAAAATAGGTTTGGCAATGTGAGTTTGAAGCCACTAAAAAAAGCTAAGAAGGATGATAAACCAAATGAAAATAGAATTGGGGATTGGGTGTATTCTAAATCTCAAGTAATAAAATATCCTCAATTTACTCATTGTATTCAAACAGCAATTTATTCAAAACATTTTGATTATAAATATAAACCTTATTTAATTTATGTAGGTGATAGCGATTACACTATCTTTACCCCTGATAATTGTTGGGAACTTACGCCAAAAGGACTTCAATATTTTTTTAAAAAATTTATACAAATTAATATTCAAAGACAGGAAATGTTGAGGATGGCAAATGGAGATATAAAAAAACTTGCTATGATTATTGGTGTGGATTGGTCAGAAATTAGAAACTACAAATCTAATTTTTTATTAGAGAACTACCATGAAGAAGATATGCAAAGACTAGAAGACTTTTATGAAAAACTATAAGGAGGAAAATGACTGACAAAGTAATGATGGAACTTGCTAAGATGCAAACAGAATTAAGAAATCTTAGACAAGACAATAAAAGATACTCACAAATGTTAATAGATAGAGATGATAAATTAAGAGTTATTGATGACAAGTATAAAGAAAAAATACAAAAACTAAAAGACGATATAGCATTTAAAGATAGGATGCTTGAAACATTAAGACCAAAACCAAAAATAAAGAAAGGAAAGAATGTCAAATAATATATATAAAAAACTAAAGTTAGCTTCCGCTGACGCTAGGATGGTTAGGAAAACTGAGAAGAAAGGTGGCATGAATTTTAACCCCTTAGAACATGATGCAGTTCAAGCTGTTGCTATGGAAGCATTAATTAAAAATGATTTATATCCATACTGCACATACAAAGATTTTAATATTGAAGATGATTTTGTCAAAACTACTTGCAAGATGACCATTGTAGATTTGGATGACCCTTCTTCTTGCATTGAAATTGAAACTCATGCTCTTGCTAAAAAAGATAAATATGGTTCAGGTAACTGTATGTCTTATGCAAGAAAGTATGCTTTTTTAAATGCTTTAAATTTAAGAACTGGAATGAAAGATGATGAGGAAGAAGCAAATGATATGGAAGATGGATATAATGCTAAACCATTTACCACTCAGTTATCTAAGACAGTTGTTAAAGAAACTAATAAAGAAGTT